TTTAACTCATGTTCACAACGATGGTTTATTACTTAACACTGATATGCAACTTCAGTTTAGAGATTCCGCTATTAATATTAGATCAGATGCTGATGGCGATTTAGATATTAATGCTGATGATGAAATAGAATTAAATTCAACTTTAATAGATATTAATGGTAATGTTGAGATTAGTGGAACAGCCACTACAACAGGTGTACACACATTTACAGCAGTTCCTGTTTTTCCTAACAACACTGTGGAAACAGCTGACATTCAAGATAACGCAATTACATTAGCAAAAATGGCTAGTGGAACAGATGGAAATGTTATTAGTTATGATGCTTCTGGAAATCCAGTAGCAATAGCAACAGGAACAGACGGACAAGTATTAACATCAACAGGAGCAGGTTCTCCTCCAGCTTTTGAAGATGCTGCTGGTGGTGGAGTAGCTGGAATAGCAACTAATTCTACATCAGGAACAGCACAAACAATTAATGATGATAATTCTGTAACTTTTCCATTACAACCTTATGTAGTTTGTAATCAAACTGATCAAAATAATGTAACAGGAGATAATACAGCATACACAGTTTTATATTCGGCTGGAGTAGATGTTACATCTGATATGAATGAGGGAACTGGAACTTTTACTGCTCCACAAAATGGAGTTTATGCAATTCATTTTCATTTTTTAGCAGATGGTGGATTTGGTGCAGGTCATACTTATCATAATCTTAGTGTTGTAACTGGAAATAGAACTCATTCACTTTCTACTGGTACAACTGATATACAAGATAGTAATGGTAGAGGAGAAGTTTATGCTGCAATTTGTGATATGGATGCAAATGATACAGCAACTTGTGTAGTACAAGTTTATGGTGATGCTAAAACTGTAGATCTTGGAACAGATGGAAGATTATTTATAGCTAAAATACATTAAATTAAAAAGGAGGATAAATGGCAACACTTACAATAACAGTAAATATTAATGACACAGATCAAAATGTTTTAAATCATGATTTGATGAACATTAATGATTGGGTTCAATTAGCAGTTTCAGGAAAAATAAATAATTCTTGGAAAAGATTTCAAAATGAATGGACAGCTAAATTAATGAACGATGATAGTTTTACTGACGCAATACCAAGTAATAAAGCTGATTTTATTGCATTAGTTCTTGCAAGAGCTGATTATAAAAATAGAGTTCAAAGAGGAGACTAATAGTGATAAGATTTTATAATAAAATACAGTTTACAGCGATAGGCATAGAAAAACTATGTTACAAAAAGTAAAATTTGCACCTGGATTTAATAAACAAGTTACATCAACTGGTGGCGAGAGCCAGTGGGTTAATGGTGATAATGTTCGTTTTAGATATGGTTCACCAGAAAAAATAGGTGGTTGGGCACAATTAGGTTCAGTTGATATTACAGGTAGAAATACTGCTATTCATCATTTTGTAAACTCATCAGGAATTAAATATGCAGCATTAGGTACAAACAGAATATTATACGCTTTTTCTGGAGGTATTTTTTATGATATACATCCAATTAAAGCTACTACAACTTTAACTTCTGCTTTTAGTACAACTAATGGATCATCTGTTGTAACTTTAACTTTTTCATCAGCACACAATATAAATCAATACGACATAATTTTATTAGATAGTTTTACATCTATAACTAATTCTAATTTTGCAGCAAGTAATTTTAATGATAATAAATTTATGGTAGCAAGTATACCAACAGATACTACATTAACTATTGATGTTGACTCAAACGAAACTGGTTCAGGAGCATCAACATCTGGTGGTATTAGAGTAAAACATTATTATCCTGTTGGACCAGCCGTTGAGGTGGCAACAACAGGTTGGGGTCTTGGATCATGGGGAGGTGTTAAACAAGGGCAGTTTACTTCAACATTATCATCAGGAATTAATGCAAGTGTAACATCATTAACTATGGCTAGTTCTTCATCATTTGCATCATCAGGAACTGTTTTAATTAATAATGAATTAATAACATACACTACAAACAGTGGTGGAACATTATCAGGTTTAACACGAGGTACTAATGGTACAACAGCAGCAATACATTCAAGTGGGGATACAGTAACCGATGCATCTAATTATTTTTCATGGAACGCTGCAGCATCAGGTGATATTGTAACAGCACCTGGTTTATGGTCATTAGACAACTTTGGTAATAAAGTTATTGCAACTATTAATAGTGGTGAAAGTTTTGAGTGGAATTCAAATCCGACAGCTGCAACTGATACAAGAGCAACTATTATAACTAATGCACCAACTGCATCGGCATTTAGTTTAGTTTCAACACCTGATAGACACTTAATATTTTTTGGAACAGAAACAACTATTGGAACTAAATCTACAAAAGATGAAATGTTTATAAGATTCTCGTCACAAGAAGATATTAACACATACACGCCAACATCAACAAATACTGCAGGTACACAAAGACTTGCAGATGGATCAAAAATTATGGGAGCTATAAGAGGTAGAGATGCAATTTATGTTTGGACTGATACTGCTTTATTTATTATGAGATTTGTAGGTGCACCTTTTACTTTCTCATTCCAACAAGTTGGTACTAACTGTGGATTAATAGGACAGAACGCAGCGGTTGAAGTTGATGGTGCTGCTTATTGGATGTCAGAAAATGGTTTCTTTAGATATACAGGTAAACTAGAATCATTACCATGTTTAGTTGAAGATTTTGTATTTGATGATATTAATACAATTCCTAAACAACACATCAATGTTGGATTAAATAATTTGTTTGGCGAAATTATGTGGTTCTATCCAAACTCTGGATCAGGCACAGTTAATAGAGTTGTAACTTATAATTATTTAGATTCATCACCTCAAAGACCTGTGTGGACTGTTGGTACATTAGCAAGAAGCGCGTGGCAAGATTCTGCTGTATTTGGTAAACCACATGCAACAGAATATGATTCTGATGGTACGACTGCTACAACAGATACTAATTATATTTTTGGTAATACAGATGGCACTTCAACATATTTTGAACATGAAACAGGTTTAGATCAAATTAAAGAAGGAGCAACAAGTTCTATTACAGCATCAATTGAATCTGGAGATTTTGATATTGGTCAACAAGGACTTGGTGGTGATGGTGAGTTTATGATGAAAATAAGAAGAGTGATACCTGACTTCTTATCTCAAACAGGAGATGCAAGAATAACACTTAACCTTAGAGATTTTCCAAATGATACAGCAGCTAGTTCAACGCTTGGTCCTTTTACAGTGACAAGTGGTACACAAAAAATTGACACACGAGCAAGAGCTAGATCAATATCTTTAAAAATAGATAATACTAGTACAAGTCAGTTTTGGAAACTAGGTACATTTAGAATAGACTATCAACCGGATGGAAGAAGATAATGGCTAGAATAGTTCAAGCACTTACACAACCTAATAAAGAATACGATCAACAAATACAACAATCGTTTGTAAGAGATGTGGATAGTATTGTGCAAAAATTAAACACTACTTATCAACAAGATTTGAAAGACGAAGCAGAAGCGGAGGCATATTTCTTTGGCTAATTCATTCGTAAATAAAAAAGCAGATTTAACTAGCACATCAGCTACAACATTATATACTGTACCTGATGCTTCAACAGCTATTGTAAAATCAATATTAGTGTCAGAAGATTCTGGAAACGCTGATACTATAACGGTTACAATTACAGATACCGCAAGTGCTGTATTTAGTCTTTTTAAGACTAAGGCCATATCAGCAAATGCAACAACAGAATTACTTACAGCTCCTTTAGTATTACAACAAAAAGAGGTACTAAAAGTGACTGCGGCAACAGCCAATAGACTCCATGTGGTTCTTTCAGCTTTAGAATCCAAGCCAAGAGAAGTTATAACATAGTCTTGCTTTACTTGTTAAAAACAAGTAATAATATAAACTCAGGTAGAATCCCTGCTTTAAACTAACGGAAAAAATTTATGATATCAAGAGCGCATATGCGTAGACAATTACGAGCTAACGGTGGAATTACAAATGTTACACCTAGAAAAAAATTTGGATTAGGTAGCAGTATTAAAGATAGATTTAGAAAACTTATACCTAATGAAATTGCAAATGTTGCAGTTAAATCTGCACCTATTGTTGCACTTTTTAATCCTGGTGTTGCAGCATTAATGAGAGGTATTGGTAGATTTGATCAAAGAGGTAGTATTAGTGATGCACTTAAACAAGGTGCTGCTACTTTTGCTTTTGGTGCTGGTGCAAGAAAATTAGGTGGAGCTGAAGATGTGTTTGGTGGTGGACTAAGAGATTTTTCTTCTCCATTAAGTGAAGGAAGAACAGCTTCTGTAAAACAGTTTTTTAAAGGAAAAAAATTAACACCAGAAGAAGAAGCAAAAAGAAAAGCAAAAGGTAAAGGTATATTACCAGAAAATTTTTTAAAAGCCACTACAGGTAAAATTCCAGGAATTAGAGCATTGCCACCTATAGTGCAAGAACAGCTACTAGCAGGAACTGTTACAGCAGGAGCATCTTTATTAGCTAGTTACTTTCAAGGAGATTTTAGAGAACAAGAACCTGGTGAAACTATGGAAGATTATTTAGCTGTAAGAAAAGTAGCAGTTGGTGAGCAAATGAGAACTTATATGGATAACTATTTTGCAAGTGACCCAGAGTATTCTGCATTAGATGATGCAGGTAAAGATGCCTTCGTTGCAAGATACAATGTAGCTCAAGGTGGAAGAGTGGGTTATGCTATGGGTAGTCCACATGGACAAGAAATGCCTACTTTTTCTGAAGGTGTACCACAAATGTTTATGTCTGATGAACGAGGAGCGCTTCCTAAATCAGAAGGTGGAGTTTCTCCAGAAGATATGGGTATATTGTCGATAGATGATTTTGATAATGTTGAGAATTACAGAAGATATATAAATAAACTAAAAAATGGAACTCTAGAACAAATTAAAGCTCGTAAAAAAGCAGCTTTAAATACTATTCTTCGTAGATTTTATGAAAGATTTCCTGAAAAAAAGGATGTGCCTGCAGAAGAGGTAATTAGAGAATTACAATTAGCTGACGTGTTAAAATATGATTTCCAAGGACCTGCGAGTGTTATGGGTCTTGAAGAAAGTTTAGATATGATAACTCCTGAAAGTGTTAAGAATTCACTACAAAGAATATCTAGAGGTGATACTCAATATGGTAAAATGGCTAAAGGCGGAAGAATTAAAAAATACGGCGGTGGCGTTACCTCCGCTATGCCAAGAATACCTACGGGTATGCCAAGAGTTAACGCTGGTGGCATTAGTGAATTAGATTATAGAGCTAAAGGAGGT